TTGTGTTACGGTTGTAACTGCAGCGTTTAGTCTTTGAGTTTGAAGACCCTTATCGACAAACGTCATCGAGTCTGTGTCAATTGCAATTCTAACGAGTCTTGCCTCGTCGTTTCTTAAAAGCTCAAGAGCTTGGGGAAATTGCTCCTGGTCTTTTGGCTGCATGTATTGATAACCAACAATTTCTGCAATCTTATTGTCGTCAAATACTTTGTAGGCAAGGTCAATCATCATCTCGATTGAATCTCTTGCAAGTTGTTGAACTTTTTTCTTAGCGTTTTTAAATCTATCGTGTGACGCGCCAGCTTTTATTTCTTGTGCGCCTAGTGTTTCAATCGGGTCTGATAATCCTTGAACAATATCTGGAACGCCTGCCCATTTATCAAAGTTGGCAATAAATATTTGTTCTTGTTGATTAAGCTCATTGATTGCATTAACAAGCTCTTGAACTGGCATATACCAGATCATGTTTTGTAAACCGCCTTTTTCAACTAATGATTTAAGTGAGCTTGCAGATATAAATTCCTGATCGCCTGCATTAAGTAAAGCTACTAACTCTTCGTTGCCGTCTACTATTGCACGACGACGAACTGCATCAATAAGCCCGAATATGCGTTGATACATTTGGTGAAGCTGCAGCGCAACTGGTCTTAACTGTATCCAAGCAGGAGTTGGAAACATATTCTTAGGTGGTTTTCCTTGAATAATAAATGGAGGAGATGGGAAGAAATTTCTAAAACCGTAAGGATCGACTGCAGGTGGCTTTAGGAATTTACTCGGCATTCCTTCTGATATCCAATAAACTGTTTTATTCTCCTTGCTATAAATCTCATAACCATCAATGTATTTTTCACCTGTTGAAACAGGACGGCCTCGCTTATTGATTTGGTCAAGGGATTGATTAGGGGAGGATTTCCAAGGGTAAGAAGCGAGAACATCAGGATCAAACCCTTTGCTCTCTGCCTCTTCCTTTGAATAACAAAAATAGTACGCCATCTCTGTGATGTCTGATGAGATTTTTGCATTTGGGGAATGCAAGATTTCATCGTAGCAAACAGGAGCTAAGCATATTTTTTGAGATAGTGGATCGACAATACCATTGTCGACATTGGCGTAGTATACGATTTGATTTGTGCTTTTTGCACCGTGAATAAAATCACTAACCGACATACTCATGACATCATCAAAGTGTGAGTTTGCCATTAAGTACTCGCCTAATCTTTCAGTGATTAGACCCATAGTCACTGCAACTGGGTCTTGAACGTCGAACCTTGTCTCTGTAACTAAATCAGGCGTACGTGAATAAAAAGCAGGCTCAAGATTATTAACTGCAGAATAGTAAGCTGGGTAAACTCTCGGCACTTCTGGCCTGTCTTGAGTTTTGTATTGATCCTCAAAGTCTTCTGTCTTTAGAAATTCTCTGTATGCTTCTCTTGTTTGATTAACGTGCCTTTGATAATTCGGGTTACGCTTACAATTATTGGCCCATTTAATCCAGTATTCTGGATAATTCCTGTTTTCCTCAGGGTTTGCGACTTGATTTTCTGCTGAATAAGAGTCCATTTAGTAGTTATTTAAGAATGTTTTTACGAGTTGGTATTAATTTCGCTTTTATTCCTGCAGGTGTAAAGCGCGATTTTTTGGCAATATCTTTGTCTGATGGTTTTTTTATTGTCAGTGGTCTGGCTGTGCAAGCGTAACGAATTGCATCACAAATGTGCGTCGGCTCTCCATGTTCTGCGGGTAATTCAATATTATGTGAATCTCTTGGCAATGAAGGAACGTAATCACGGCAATAATAAGCAGACTCTACAAAATAAATAAGCGGAATATCTTCAATGCCTATTAGTCTGTCTCGCATTTGCCCAGCTCCTTGAATGCGTGAGGTATTTGCTTTTATAAGTGGTACGCCATGTTGAGCAAAAACATCTGCCATCGTGTGCTTTTTATTAGTTGTTGGCGAAGTCTCGCCTCTATCTGCAAATGGATAAGAATCAGTAAGTGTTATGTTTGATGTTTTCTCAAGTGTACGTTCAATTATGCCTGCAGCTATTTGTGGGTTAGATAGGCGTATTCCTTTTTCTGGTGCTGTTGGGTCGCATCCGTACCATTCACGGTAACAAATTAAAGAGCCGCTCGGTAACCAAAGACTAGAGCCATCAAGTGCTGTGATTTCCTCACCGTCTGAGATTGTCCACCAAAGAACTGCGAACGGTTCAGCGGATCCCCAGTCAAAAGTTCTAAACTTAAACCAATGCGAAGGAGGTGTGAAATCAGGGATAACATGCTTTTCTTCATCCCATTCAGGGAAGAACTCACCAAGTGCTGCGTCCCAATCACCCTCATCAAGTGCTTTGGCAAGTGCCTTAGCGCGTATCCCTTCGAGCCTGCCTGTGTGTGCTTCAAGGTCAACGCTCGGTCTGTCAACGGCGCGAGACGGGATAACCTGTGTTAAGAATCCTTCAACCTTTTCTATTTCAATAGAACGCCTGCACTTAACAAAGTTTCTCTTAAAGAATGGAACGGATACGCCAATAGGGTTGGCTGTGTATATGATGCGAGGAAACATTTTCTGAGCGTGGTCTGGTAATGCTTCTTTCATTGGCTTTGAAAGACGGCACCAACCACGAAAGAATCGAATCAATCTCTCACTTATTTGTGTTGCCTCATCAATAACAATTACATGTTTCTCAACTCCTTGAGCTGAATTAAATTGTCTCTCGTCCTGGCAGTGTTGGAAGTAAATTAAAGAACCATTATGAAATCTAATTTCATCTTGAGTAATCTTAACAATCTTTGCTTTGACTAGTGGTTCAAGTATCGAACGAAATCCAGTTAATCCTTCAAGATGATTTTTCCTAATATCATCAATCTTTTTTCTTATTAACACGCATTGAAGATTTGATATTGACAAACACCAAGAGATTAAAGCGATACGAACAAAATGAGACTTACCGCCTTCAGTTGCTCCACCAAATAATAATTCAGTTGCCTCTGTTTGCAGTGCTTGCATTTGTCTTGGATGCAGTGACAAGCTTTCAGAGATATCAATTCTTGTTACCACTTATTTTTTTTCAAAAACATTTGAGATGACCTCAACATTCCCAGAGTGTTCAACGTCTGTTTTATCGCGCCATCTATCTCGATTTCTATTTTTTAACCAGAAAATCATTGACGTTGGATCAGGTGGCAATTCTTCTTCTTTAGTAATTACATTACCATCTTCATCAGTGGTAATTGTTTTTTTTCTCATGCCTCTTGCACGTGCTGCGAGTGCATATTCAATTTGTACAGTGTCAAAATAATCGCGTCCATCCTTTATGGCTGCGGAAAATTCTGGATATTTATTTTGCCATTCTGATATTGTATCTATTGATATATCTAAAGCTTGTGCCAATTCAGGACCAGTTGCACCAAGTTTTGAAACTATAGAATAAGCTTGTCTAACTGTTTTTTCGCCTTCGTATTTTGTTGGTCTACCGCCGGCCATTGGTTGATGATTCCTGAAACTTTTCTTTATTAGCTTTCAAGGTAAGCTTAAAACATTTCTTACAAAATACTTTTTTTAAGTCTGATGTCTTACCTGTGATTATGAAATCATATCGTGTGACGTTGCAACCTGTACCACATCTTCCGCGAGTAGCTTGATATTCTGCGAGTAGTTGTTGGTCATTCATTCAATTATCCCAGTGAAAGAACATAGCCATTCTTTATTATTCTTGTATTCTTTCACCCTTACACGAATATCTTCAATTACGCAATCAGGATTTTCAAGCATTGGGAGTGAGCGAAGAATATTTGCGAGAGAGTTAGGATGATTGTCGGTGAATATGAACTCGTGCAAGAGTTCGAAAGCTTTTCTGTGATTTTCTTCAAATTGGTCTTTTTTAACTCGCTGTTGTTTACGCTCACGAATATTAGCAATGTGACCTCGTTCATAGCGAGAGAAATGCTCGAAATTTATATAATCGGTGAGTGCTTTTTGAATAACTGCAATCCAAAGTTTTTCCTCGGGGTAGAAAGCACGAAAATCAAGTAAGATTTCTGCTGCTGGTATTTTATCCTGAGTAATCAACTTGAGAGTATGATGTGGAAAATAAGGAAAAGTTTCAAGAGATTATTTT